GCGCTTGGTCAGTGTCAGGTTCAGCAATCTTGCCCCGCGTTCGGCGTCTTCGTAGAACATCTCGTAGAAGTCGCCCATGCGGTAGAGCAGCAGCAGTGGGCCTGCCTCCTGCTTCAGGCGCAGGTACTGCTGCATCATAGGAGTATGTTTAGAATCAACCACTTAGCTCGGATTTTTTTAGACGCGTCTAATATTATGCAGTCTGCCGTTGCGACGACGGCGGGGATGGTCCGTCGACGATAGGTACTTCCCGGAGGCGGATGTACCTGTCGGTCATGGCGGCTGATGCATGGCCTGCCAGGGCCTGGGCATCCCTACCTTGGCGCTTGGCATCCGTCAGCGCCTTGGCCCGAAGATCATGGATGTGAGCATCTTCGACCTTGGCTAGCTTCACAGCATTGTCCCACTGATCGCGGACCGTCCTGTAAGAGGGTGGGGTTGCAGCACGGTTCCGCGTCCGGAACAAGTAGGGGCCTAGTACGTTGCCTCTGAGATCTAGAGCTCGTTTGACCGCATCGCGTAGCGCTGGTGTCCAGCGGACAATCAAGCGTGTCCCAGTCTTTTCCTGCGTGAACGAGATCCCATCTTCGACCAGATCCGTCATCCTGATCTTGAGGATGTCGCCTACGCGCTGACCTGTCAGATAGCACAGGTCCATGATGGCCTGCATCCTGGGCACAGCGTGCGCATAGATGGCTGCGTATTCCTGATCTGTGATGTACCGCTTTCGCTTTGCTTCAGCGTGGCGCTGGATCCCTACGCATGGGTTAAAGTCTGCCTCCTGCCACTCGACAGCATGGGTGAAAACGAGCCTGAGGAATGACAGGACTCGGTTTGCCATGTTCGGAGTCGAGGCCATGTCAGCCTTTAGCGCGGCGACGTGTTTCGGCATGACCTGTCTCGGGGTGAACTCGGCGAACGCCTCCTTGACCCGATTGGCCGCAATTCTGTACTGGGCAACGGTGTTCTTGGACAGCCGGGGTCTGACATGCGTGAAAACGCGCTCGACCAAATCAGCCATCCCGCCCTTGGGATTCTCGAATCGGCGGGCATACTCGGCCAGGGCATCGGAAAGGTCCGATCCTAGCCGGTACCACTTCCCGGCCTTGACGAAGTAGTAGGCCCCGTGCTTCTCGTAGACGCATTGGGGCAGGTGCTTACCGGATTTGCGCCGACGGCCCATTGCGTAACCTCAATCGCGGCTCAGGGGCTGCCATTGTATCGATTCGGCCCCGGTCAATTGCGTGTCGATAGACCAGCAAGGTGCCGTCAGACCTGACCTGGAAGCGGATCCCCAGGGCCTTAAGCTCTCGCGCTTGGGCAGATGGTCTCTTTCGGCGGGTGATCTCCTCAATTTCCTCGTCCGTTAAGGTCAGCATTGCACCTCCAGACTGAATTCGATTGTGGCTAGATAGGCCCTCAGAAAAACTGATCTATTACCTGCCCAGTCACCCTGGCGGACTCCCGCAGGTCGGCGCACATCATCTGCGCGTGCTCGTCGCTGATGGCGTAGATGTATGTGCTGAATGTCCCATCTGGGGTGTCAAATTCGATGGCATACGGGTGCCAGACGCGTCCTTGGGCGTCGGTGTAGGAGTAGGGGAGGTGGATCATCCCCCGTCTCCCGTCGACCCAAAGCCGCCTGCGCCGCGCTCGGTCGTCGACAACTCGTCGGTCTCGATCAACTCCACGGACGGCACCGGCAGGACCATCGCCTGGGCGATGCGGTCGCCTCGGATGACGGCAAGCGGCACCGCCCCGTCGTTGCGCAGCTTGACGATGATCTCGCCCCGGTAATCGCTGTCGATGACGCCGGTGCAGTTCGCCAGCCGCACGCCGTATCGGAAGCCGTGTCCGCTGCGGCTGTAGACCAGCATGACGTGATTGGCCGGTAGCTCGACGGCCAGTCCGGTACGGATCTCGCACGCCATGCCCGGCGCTACCGTGTCAGCGCTGATGGTGTGCAGGTCCAGACACGCAGCGCCGGCCGTGGCATATCGCGGGATGATGGCGTCGGGGTGAAGACGCTTGATCTTCAGTTGAATCATTGCTCGTCCCCCTTCGCCAGCGCGGCGGGGGCCTTCCCCAACGCTCGCACCAGTGCTTCAGGATCGAAGCCCAAGCGTTGATACGTGGCTGCCGATGGAACCCAAGCAATCAGCGCCGCCAGCGCCTCCCGCAGCGCGTCGCGCTCATCAAGCAGCGCCCGGATGGTGTCGGGGTCGCAGGCGGCGATGAAGGCGGCGTCGGCTTCCGTTTTCCACGTATCACCCAGACTGTTGCGCACAGTGCAGTAATTTTCGGTAATGCCGTACTCGTCATTGCGGGTGAGGCGAAGGATCAACTCCTGATTGCCTGGCGAATAGCTGCGTGAGGCACTGAAAGGCCCCGGCGTCGGCCCCATCGCCAGCGCCTCGCGGATTCGTGCGTAGCGGTCAGTCATTGATCCCCCTCCGCGCCTTGAGCATTGCATCGGCGACATGCCAAGCAAAATCGGCCACATCCTCTGCGGTGCAATTGCACCAGTTCCACCCGCTCATGCCGTTTGCCTGAATCGGGCCGCCGGGGTTGGCGAGTAGCCCCTGCATCACCTTCGCCGCGAAGTAATCGCGCAGGGGTATTCCGCCGTAACCACTTTCAAAAACAGCATGACTGTGGCCACCAAATGGAATCGTCATTGCTTGCCCTCCTTGCTCATGGCGGTGTCGATGGCGGCGTCGCAAAACTCGGCCACTTGTTCAGGCTCCGGCCAACCTTGGATGGCCGCAGGAAGATTGATTGCCTGCATAGCGCATGTCCCGTCGCCGTTGCCGGTCAGGCACAGCTTGCGGCGGATGTATCGCCACCGCGCCGCGTCTTCCGCATTGCGCTCGTATTCCGTCTCGTATGTATCGTTTTCGGCCAACTGAGCGACCCGGACGCGTAGGGCGTCGATCTCGGCCAGGAGGGCGGGCAGGGCATTGCGGGCGGCGGCGATGAGTGCTGCGTCTGCCTCCGCATTGCTATAACTTCCGCACGGCCAAGCTATGCCATACGTGCCGCAGATGCTTGTGCGGTGGCCGTGGTCGCTGGATACAGCCTTGCCGTCCGCAACCCACTTGCCCGGCGTAGCCTTCTCCAGCAGTTCGCGAAGCTCTTGCGTGTTAACTGTCATGGTGAAACTCCTGGGGGATGGGGTACGATTGGCGCACATGCAACTCGCGAGGGAGCCGACGTGAAGATCTGCAGCAATTGCTTGTCGTTGAACGGACAACCCTACGAAGCTCGCCCACATGACGATCTAGACCTGCAGTGTGTGGCGGACCCAATCCGGGCGTCCGGCCCAACGATGGAGACATATCGGTGTAGAGGTTGCGGAACGTGGATGAGACGTCACACAAGCAAAAGCGAATTCGCCGACCAATGGCAGGCGACGGTAAGGACGCCTATCAACGTCAATGGTTACTTGGTGGACGGTGAGGCATTCGTAAGCGACGGATCGGAGTTGTTCGACGCGACTTACGAAATTCGACTGGTGGACGCCAGTGGAAATGCGCGCATCGTGCACAGCCCTGGTGTAGTGAGCAAAGGGCACAAGACGCATTACGAAGCGCTGGCAGACGCTCTAGAGCTGGGCGCTGCCCACGCTAAGGGCCTTCCGCCAGGTTAAGAGGCAGCCCACCTAAGTAGGGCTGCATTTGGTTAAGGTGAGCTGCCGGGGAGTCAAAACGGGACATCGTCGTCCATCTCTGCCAGCCTAGTAGGCTGTGGTGCTGCGCCATCCTTGGCCCGCTTGTAGTCGTTGACCTTCGGGCGTTCGGATCCTTCGTCACGATTGCCGAGCATTTGCATCTGCTCGGCGATCACTTCGGTCACCTGGCGGTCGTTGCCGTCCTTGTCCTGCCACTTGCGCGTCTTCAGGCGCCCTTCGACGTAGACCGAGCGGCCCTTGCGCAGGTATTCGCCGGCGATTTCGGCCAGCTTGCCGTAGAAGACGACCCGCACCCACTCGGTTTCTTCCTTGCGATCGCCCGTGGCCTTGTCTTTCCAGCTGTTCGTGCAGGCGATGGACACGGAGCAAACGGCCGTCCCGTCTGCCGAATAGCGCAGCTCAGGGTCGCGACCAAGGTTCCCGATACCAATCCACTTGTTTACAGATGCCATAGTCACGCGGCCAGCCGGCTGACCGCCTCCATTTCGTCATCCACGGATTTGAGGAAGGCACGGACCTCTTTTTCGAGGCCCGCGATGTACTGCTCGTCACGCTCTATGCGGACGATGAAAAGCTGCAAGTGCTCAGGAAACTCCGGGTGGTAGCTCACGAAGTCCCACCATTTTCGTCCGGTGATCCACATGCAGCCCTGGACCTGGGGCATGTGCTCGGCGGGCATTGCCTGTGCCTTGAGGGTGTCAAGGTGAGTTGCCTTGGTCGGGCACTTGATCTCCAAGCCGCCTTCCTCGCCGATCAGGCCATCCGGCGAGCACCCGGCCATAAGCTGCGGGTGCTGGATAAAGCCGACTTCTTCAACGTTTGCACCGGTGGCCGCGATGTAGGCGATCCTTGCAAACGGCTCCTGCTCGGTGCCCCAACGCATGGCGGCGTTTTCGTATCCCTCGTCAGCCTTGCCGGTCAGGCGCTCGACCACAAGTTGGGCCCGGTAGTTGCGCCGGTCGGCAGCTTCTCCGGACTTGATCTTGGCGAGGATGCGCCGGAAGTTGCTGGCGGTCGCCTTGCCGGCTCGGGCAGAAAACCACTCATCACTGCGCTGCTCCATCCTCGCCTCCCTTGAGCTCAGCCATGCGCTGCTGGAAGTAGGGCAGGTACTTCTTGCGCTCTTCAGCCTTGAGCGTGTTCATGACCTTTGCCAGATCCTGGACCGTCTGAGCTTCCTTCATAGCGGGATGCTCCAGCGGGGCACCGGGCTGGATCGGATTGCCTTCCTCGTCGGCGGCACCGCGCAGTTCTTCCGGCAGATCTTCAATGTCCTGCGTGAAGATGTCAGACGCGCCCAGGGCGGTCAGGGTGAAGTCGATTTGAGCCCGCTTCTTGGCCATCTTCAGGACGGTATTGGCCAGATCTGCCGGCTCGGTGCGCACCTGTTTGATCTGCAAGATCGTGTAGCCGCCGCCTCGCTTGTTCCAGCTCTTGACGAACTTCACCCGACGGCGGGATTCAGGGTAAGCATCCCATTCCTCGTCGCATACGGCAGTTCGCCACTTGTATTTTTCCTCGTTGGTCGAGCACTCGCCGATGCCTTCGCCGACGATGGTGCCAGTCGGCTGGTGGAATCCGACGGCCTTGACCCGATAGCGGATCTCGTCGGCGCTCGACAGATCTTCCACCTCAAGGCGCAGGCCCATGTGGAAGGTGGTCAGAAGCACTTCCGAGCCCGCCTTGTAGAGGGTAGGCTTTTGGGTGCCTGGGATCTTGCCGTAATGGGTGTCTTCCTTCATCACGGCTTGCATGACTTTCTGGACGGCATTGATGCGCTCGCGCATCTGGTCTGCCGACATGATCTGAGTCCGTCCAGCTTCGACTATCGCGTTCATGGTTGTGTCCTAATCGGTTAGCTGCGCCACCATTGCATGCCGCTCTTCTGCCGCTCGGTCCAGCGTCGGGCCAAGCACGGCAAACGAAAAGACAAAAATCAGGGCGTACAGGGCCGTCTCGGCATGGACCCGCAAGAACCGGAGTACCCGGCTGCGCGGGGGCTCCCAAGGCCACTGGGCGACGATCCCGAGGGCAGCAGCCACGCAGACGACCAAGATCAGAATGGAATTCGGGCTCATGGCTCGCTCCGTAGTTGGGTCATGACGTAGTCGCCTAGCAGTGCCAGCGGGTAGGCAGCTGCCAGGCCGGCGATCGCGAATATGAGGACGCTACTCATCGTTGGCTCTCCGCCTGCAGATTTCCCGTAGCAGAGATCGGGTGAACTGCGCCGATTCGCTATCCGGGTCTAGCAGAGCGATCAAGATCGTGGTCGAGATGTTCGCCAGGTCTTGATTCAGCAGGTCATCAAAAAGGAACTCAGCCAGTTCGCCCTGCTGGTAGCCGAATGCCTCTTTCCGGCGTCCGGTCAGCACATCCAGGGTCATGCGGACTGCGTCGTCTGCCGAGATCGGGTCCGGCTCCGGGAAGTCTGGCGGGTCTGTGTCGCCTGGCCCTGGATACGCAAGCCAGGGCATGGAATCGGTGTAGACGGCCATGTGTGGCTCCAATCGATTGCAGCACCCTCAAGGCGACCCACCCCGTTGGGCATGAAGCAGCCCAGAGGGAGTCACGTGTTGGAACAAGGGTTGAGAAGGAAAGATGACGGCGCTAACCCGCCATCGCGGGGTAGGTCGGCTTGAGGGTGCTGACTGAGGGTGTCTAAGGTGCTTACCTGTTGGTCTCGACCAGGTCGCCGTAGTCGTTGATGACGCCTCGGACGATCATGGACGGATCTACCGACGGATGTTGCCAGGCCATCCAGAATCGGCGATCGTCTTCGCGGCGTCCTGCATATAGTCCTTCGGGCTCGGACCAAATCGAGCTCATGAAGTCTCCGGCAACGATTTCCCGGCTCGGCGATTGGGTATCCATGTTGGCCTCCTGTTGGGTGATGGTGGCCGGGCGCTACTCCGGCTTGCGCACCCGTAGCGCTTAGGCTTCTTCGACTGCCTCTGCGGCTTCGTCCCAAACCCAATGGGTTTCGTCATCAAGCCCATCGCCAGGCAAGCGAAACACAGTGTTTGCAGCTTCCGCCAGGGCGGTTGCGGTTTCGTACTGATGTGCGTTGGCGCGCATCCATACTCGAACATCGCGGCGTCTTGCCCCGACGTTGACTGGCTTGATTGCTGCTGGTCGGGGGCCGCGCTCCATAGAGGCCGCCTCGATTAGCCGCCTTAGGTCGTTGCTCCGCTGGCTTTCGAGATGCAGCGTGCGCCTCCACCTGTTTTCTTGCTTCACGCTCATCACTCTCTCCTATAAACAGAGGGGCCGAGTTGGCGGTCCTGGTTGGGGGCGTTCCCTCGCAGCAGCGCCCCTTTAGATGCTGGTGTGAGGCCACTCGGGGGAGGACGGGCCGGTGCTGATCTCCGGCTTGCTAGGCGACCCGCATGTAATCACCGTGGAGGGCATCGGCCGCCTGCGCGTATGCTGCTGCTGCCTCGGCTTCTGTGTCGAAATAGCCGATTGTTTTGCGCTTGCCAGACGCTCCAATCTGTGCAATCCATTTCTTCCGCTTAGGTTGCCAATAACACCCTTTGCTGGCCGAACCCATCGGCCTTCTATTCATGCAGTTCTGAGCGTGTGTTGCAGACCTAAGGTTTTCGGGTCGGTTATCGCTCCGAATGCCATTGATATGGTCAACCTGAGGGGGCCACTCTCCAGTAAACAGGAGGTGGACGAGCCGGTGCTCTCCGAAAGACCGTCCGCCCAAACGAACATACACATAGCCATCTGGGCGTTCATACCCGCGCATTCCTGTACTTCTGCGGAACAGGGCACCATCCCGATACTCGAAAACCCGCTCAACTTCTTCTTTGGTCGGTTTCATTGTTTTCTCCTGCGCATTCACCATCACGGCTGGCGGCTGGCTGCGGGCCTTCTCAGACCGCTGGCACCCGGAATGCCGTAACAGACAACCGCCATGCGTGATGGTCCCGGCCTTCTGCGCCGCCGGGGCTGGACACTTCCATCCGTCAGCCAGCGCTCGATGAACGGGCTGGCGGATGAATCGCCACGCTGTTCCCGGGCAATCCCGGCTCGTGGCTCCTGCCAGGGCTGGCTAGAGTCCCTGGCTGCCGTCTTGTCCGCCTGCCCGGTCGGTCCCTCCACGGCTCCCCGCGATTTTTCGCAGCACGGGTGCTGCATCTGCCCGTCGGCTGGGCTGCCCGCATGTCGCCGGTTGGTCTCCCGGCTGCGCCCCTGTCGGGGGTGACGCCTACTGCGCTGCCCCTTGGGGCTAGGCGCGTCGTGCGTCGGTGAATGAATCTTGCCACAAGAAAATCTAGCATGCAAGAAAAACTAGTGTCGCGGGGTGTGGGCATCCGGCCACACTAGGGCAAACCCCTAGGAGAGGCGGGGATCTAGCGGGGGCTTAACTGGGGCTATGGCTTGGCGATGCCCGCTGCGTGCAGGCAACAAAAAAGCCGCCCGGAGGCGGCTGGAGGGAAACAGGCCTACTCTAAACGGCCAGGGTTATCTGGTTGCAGGCATGACAGTAGAAGCCACATCTTCCGGCCCACGGGCACCAACAGCATGAGCGCAGCGGTGTTGACGGTTGCGGCAATTACCGTAGCCCATTGTAGCCAAGTTAACTGCTCCCACCACACGTACTCGGGCACGCCTGGCGGAAGGAAGAGGCTTGATGCGGTCAGCGACACAGCTAAGAAGAAGGCCGTAGCGCAGAAAAACAGGTCGGCGAGGAGGTTGTTGAAGTGGCCTGTGCGCTGTAGATTACGGGCAAGAGTTGTGTTGGCAACGGCATAGAGCAATGCACCGGCGGAGACGAGAAAACCGAGCAGAGCTGCGTTAGCTCCAACCAGCACACCCACAGCGGAACGCAAGTCCGAGGCCGGAAAATCGGTCAATGCTAGCCGATACATTCCGTACCCAGCTGCCCCGCTGATGAGCGCAACCAGGATCCGGAAGAGGTTCATGGGCTATGTCCCGAAAAAATGATTGATGTCTTTTCGCCGCTTGTGCCTTGCGTTGTCTAGTGCAGAGTACACCATCTCTGGGATAAGCCTACCATTGTCTCCTACGCGCGCCTTCGCTGTCTCTACAACCCTGTCCGCAATGAGGTCTATCGGCTCTGGTTGATCGTCGATTTTGACTTTCGCCACCTTTGCTAGACCAGCTCGTGCCAGCATTACAGCGACGTCTTTTGCCTCAGCAAGCAACCCCTGCCGCTTGGCGCGCCCCACACCGATCGTGATGCGCGCGGATACACCGCCAAGCCGGTTGATCAACTTTATAGCGTCTTTAGTCCATTCTTTGGGATAGAGACTGGGGTCTTTGGGGGGTAGAAAGGAAAGGTCAACTTTCTTTGCCTTGACCTGGGGATCAAGCAATTTTTTGTAGGAATCGCCCGTAAGAATCGGCTCGAAAGCCACGTTTGTAATATTGATAACTCGCGCCACATATCTTTGAAATTTCGAATAGTGGCTACCCGATTGGTTGCGCTGATAGACGATCATGTTCTGAGACGGGTAGAACAAAAAATGGTTCTTCTCTACCAGCCCATAGCCGGGCTTCAACTTAACATCGTCTTCGCTGCCATCTACGGCCCCTTGCTCAGGGGTTTCGCCAAATCGGCAGCGACCGAAAACGGCCTTGTAAGCCTCACCATTCTTTATGGAGACGATAGATCGGATCTGGAATTTTTCATCGTCACCAGGATTTAGCGAGATGGCGTCCGTAAAGCCCCTTTCGTCGGCAAGCAGGCCTGTAAGCCAATTGTGTTGTCGCTCCCCATCAATAGTCACGACATAGAAGTCCACTTTGAACTGTTTGAATCTACCTGTTGCCATTCGTCCTCCTATATCGGCCGTCGAGACCTAACAATTTCGCTGTGCGTTTTCTACCCTCTACTCCGTATCCATCTCTAGTCTTCTTCACCTCGCTCTCCAAACGGACGTACCCCGGCTCGGGCGCCGGGCAGCCGCCTGGGATCAACAGGGCCAGGAGGGAGAGCAGGAAGGGACGCATGGGTCAGGGCCACCACGCCAGCTTGCAGAGCGCCACAGTCGAGATGACGGCGCACAGGCCTATCAAGGTCGAGTTCGCCGAGATCGTTCGCAGACGTTCCTTGCACTGATAGACCTCGCGCTCGAACTCACTTAGCCGATTCTCGATGCGATCGGCGCGATCATCCAAGCCGTGCCCTTCGTGCAGCCACGTCTCGATGCGGCCCAGGGTGGCCTCAATAGCCTCCACGCGGCCCGGCATTCGTTCTCGCTCCCTATCGCGCATCTCGGCCCGGAATTCTTCCTCGTGGGCTTGCCGAAGCGTGTCGATTAAGTCGGTCATGATGTGTCGCCTTTGCACCTAACATAGAGCGTTCGGTAAACGACCATGCCAACCTGCTGGATCTGTAGGCCCTGATAGGCGGTGGAATAGCCTGTCGACGTCCCGATCGGGATTGCCTCGCCGTCTTTCCCGAGGATGTCATAGCCATTGGTGCCACAAATCTCTCCGGCCTTCTTGTAGCAAGCAGCCGGGCTTTGAGCTGACCCGTGGCACTCGATGGCAAGCATCTCCTTGCCGTCAGGCCCGTGCATTGGGGTCGCTGTGGCACATGCCGCCAGAGCCGCGGCAATCGCAATAAGTATCAGAATTCTCATTCTGTAATAACCCCAGCAAAAAAACTAGGCACCTTACAGCTTGTCGACGCCTTTCCTCGCGTGGGCAACCTCAAGAAGCAGTACTTTGATTTCCTCTGCCCCCTTGGCCACCCTGATCTGTATCCGATCCATTTCTATGCCCATGAAAATCATCGCGTAGATGACCAAGGCGACTAGCCAGGTCTCAACATAGGCACCGTTGATACGCAGACCGACCGCGATCAGGGCAGCAATGACCATAAAGGAGCGCTGACGCCTGTTTAGACGTTTCTCCTGGTCGATTAGGTCTTGGATCGCTTGCCGGGCTATAGCGATTTCGCCGTCCCTGGTTAGGCCCCCCACGTCAAAACTCCTCGCTCCGCCAGACCTTCAGCACGCGACCGAACACTTCGAAGTCCATCGTCTTGTCGATGACCCATTCCTTGTAGGCCCGGTTCTCAGAGATCGCTAGCAGCCCTTTCCCAGGGATGCGTTGCAGCCGCTTGATGAAACCTTCGTCACCAACTCGGAAAAAGTAGACCCCGTCGTAGTCCACGGTTTTGACGCTCGCGTCCACGATGAGAGGATCTCGTGAGAGGACCATATCAGAAGTCACGTTCGAGTCTGACAACGCGTCCAATAATAAATGTATTCTCAGTGCATTCCCTCGGCGGGTAGGTTTTCTGGTCGCTGTTGTCTGAGACCAGCCACCAGCGCCGATGCTCGTACTTCAACCGTTTCACCGTGAATTCCCCCTCGTGGTTCACGGCGCAGATCGCGTCCTTCTCTTTGCGGACGTTGCCAGTGTCTATCACCACGACATCGTCGTGTTGAAGTGTAGGCTCCATGCTGCAACCGGACACACGTACCGCATACAGCTTCGCAGGGTCGAGCCGGTTCTTCTCGGCCCATGACTTGGGGTAGTACAGCGGGGCTCCTTCTCCATTGTCCCGGAATTCAACGGCGAACCCGGCGATGCCGGCACTGATCCGAAAGAAAACTTTTCGGACTTTGATGGTATCTGGCGCCTCGTCCAAGTCGATTCCCCGGGCGTCAGTCCCAGCTGACGCTCCACCGGTCAGCAAGAAGTCGACTGTTGTCCCAAGGGTTGCCGCGACGAGCTCAAGCCGCTTGCGCTTGGGTGCAGTCTTCCCGTTTTCCCACTGCTGGACAGTCTGCCAGGCGACCCCTACGGCCTTACCCAAGCCTTCCATCGATAGGCCCGCCTTTTCCCGCAGCTGCTTGATTCGGTCGTGGATGGTCTGCATGGCGGCGAGCGTAAACACAAGGGGTTCTTGTGTCACCACAGGAAAATCTTGCATGCTAGATTTTCTTGTAATAGGATGCGGGCATGGACAAGAACCCGCACATTGCTACCGCGATCAGCCGGCTCGGCGGGCCGGTTGCGGCCGCCAGGGCTCTTCAGCTGACGCACTATCAGACCGCCCAGCAATGGGTCAGGAATGGCAACGTCCCTGCGGCTTATGCCAGGCGCATTGAAGAGCTGACCGGGATATCCCGCAGCCTGCTCTGCCGCCAATGGAAGGCAATCTGGCCGGACTTGCCCGCTGCTGAAACGTTGGGAGGGGAGGGCGCTTGATGCTTGCATCAGTGCAACACCCGGACCAGCGGGATGGTCAGCTCTTCCCGTTTGCAGTCGAGCTCATAGCAGAGCCTGCGAAACACGGCCAGCACGAGTTCTTGCCCTGGCTGGCCGACTTGTCGTTCCGCGATTTCTTGCGCCTGGCGAAGCAGGGCTTCGGTTTCTGTGTCTTCCATGTCTGCAGTGTTCTCCGGTCCTTAGCGGCGGTCTATGCGGGATTCCCGCGATCCCACACAAAAAATTTTGCCCGGCTGGGTACCGGAAAGTAGAGGAAATCATCATGACGGTACGTGCGCCATCGCAACTCACGATTGACTTCACCCCGGGGTTAACCGAGCGGCACCCCACGATCATGGACTGTATCCGGGAGTGCGCCTACACCCACCGGAATCCGCTCAAGACCATCGCGGCGGATATGGACATGTCTGCGTCCGAGTTGAGCCGCAAGCTCACCAACAACTCTGACGATCCGCGCCGGATGTCGGTCGAGGATCTCGTGCGTTTTATCGCCGCGACCGGCGACACGACCCCGATTCAATGGCTGGTCGAGCGATTCATGCAGGACGAGAACGCCAAACAGCAGCGAGCACTGTCTGAGCTGGTGCGCAAGATGCCGGACATCCTGGCATTGCTCAAGCAAGCCTCGGGAGCGACGGTATGACCGCGCGTCGCATTCGGCTATCCCCGGCGACGCGCCAGATGGTCATTCAGGCCGTTCTGGACACGCCGGATGGACACTACGTCTCGATTCAAGAGCCGTCGCGCACGCTGGATCAAAACGCCAAGCTGCACGCGATGCTGGCCGACATCGCCCACCAGTGCACGTGGATGGGCCAGCACTGGGAGGCAGATGATTGGAAGCGCCTTTTGGTCGACGCCTGGGCGCGTCAGGAAGGCGGACACGCTGCGCGAGTAGTGCCTTCGCTGGATGGTCATGGGGTGGTGACGCTGGGCGCACAGACGCGCAATTTGGGCGTTCGGGACATGGCCAGCCTGATCGAGTCGATCTACGCCTGGGGGGCCGAGCAGGGTGTTCAGTGGTCGGAGCCGGTCGAAGTGCCGGGGTGGGTACGCGCATGATGTTTCCGAAGCTCACCCGCCTGCGCAGCGAAAAGCACCGCCGCAATGTCTCGCAGCTGGCCTGCGTGTGCTGCGGACGACCCGGCCCAAGTCAATGCGCCCATGCCAATGCAACCAAAGGCTTTGGCGTGAAGGCTTGCGACAGCCTGACATTCCCCCTTTGCCCTGACTGCCATCGCCTACACGACCAAGGTGGCATCTACACCAAATCCGAGCGCTGGCGCCGCGAATGGGAGTACGTCGACGCCACGCGAGCGGAGCTTCTTTACCGGAACCAGTGGCCTGCAGAGGTCGAAGCAGCCTACAGGAAGGCCATTGAGCCGCTGGCCCGCGTCGTACACGGGGAGGTTGCATGAAAGCTGCCGTGAAGCGTTCTTTGATCCAGCTCTACTGCTGGGGGCTTCTGCCGGCCTGCGTGGTGACGTGGGCGTTCCGTCTGTTCGCATTGAGGGGTGAGTGATGGCCCGCATACGCAGCATCAAGCCGGATTTCTGGACTGACGAAAAAATCACTGAGTGCTCACTGAGTGCTCGCCTACTGTTCATTGGTACGTGGAACTTCGCCGATGACAGGGGGAATCTCCCGCGCTCGACGAAGAAGCTCAAGATGCAGATTTTCCCTGGCGACGACATCGATTGCGAGCCGCTCGTTCAAGAACTGATTGATCACGGGCTGCTCATTGAGTACTCAGTGAATGGCGAAAAGTTCTTACATATCAAGGGTTTCCTGAAGCACCAAAAAATTAACCGACCTTCGAAAAACGGGCTTGTGCCTGAGTACTCCGAGAGCGCTCACGAAACACTCACTGAGTCCTCACTGACGGAAAAGGAAAAGGAAAAGGAAAAGGAGAAAAAGATATCGTCGGGCAAGCCCGACGTTCCGGCTGGCTTTGCCCAGTTCTGGGCGGAGTGGCCGAACACGGATCGCAAGGTCGCGAAGGCCAAGTGCCTGGAGCGATGGCGCAAGGCGGGGCTTGAGGCTTGTGCGGAGGCGATCATCGCCGACGTGCGCCGGAACAAGGCGACAAACCGGCAGTGGCTCGGAGGCTACGAGCCAGCGCCGTTGACGTACCTGAACCAGCGACGATGGGAGGACGGCCAATCGCAGCAGGCTGGGGCGTGGTGGCAGGAAGCTGGGTTCTCGTCGCCCTACGAGGCCGAGAACGCAGGGTGCACCGAGTTCACCTTCGAACTTTTCCGCGACGGCAAGCGCGTTGAGGTGTCGGCATGAACGCGGCGGAGCTGAGTGCATTCCTGGCTGAGCGTGCAGCGGACGTTGCGGAGTACCTGCTGCCCAAGGGCAAAAAGTCGTCGGGGGAGTGGTGCGTGGGCAGCGTTGCTGGCGAACCCGGCCAGTCGCTGAAAGTGCGCCTTACGGGGGCCAAAAAGGGCGTATGGCGCGATTTCTCGACCGGGGAAGGGGGTGACCTGCTTGACCTCTGGGCGGCGCGTCGTGGGCTTTCTATCGCCCAGGCGATGGCTGAGGCCAAAGCCCATTTCGGCATCCGCGATGATGCGCCGGCGAAAGCCAAACCGGAATACAAGCGCCCCGAAAAGCCGAGGGCCGTGAAACCGTCGACGCCGGTGCTCGACTGGCTGGGGTCTCGTGGCATCAACGACCTGACCGTTGCGGACTTCCGAATCGCTGAGCAGCGAATCGGAGAGAAGGTCTACGCGGTATTTCCGTACCTGCGCGATGGCGAATACGTCAACGGCAAGTTTCGCAACATCGCCGACAAGCGTGACATGCGCCAGGAAGGTGGCGCGGAGCCTTGCCTGTTCGGCTGGCACCTGATTGACCCGAAGGCCAGAAAGGTCTGCATCACCGAGGGTGAAATCGATGCGATGACCCTTCACCAGGTCGGCATCCCGGCCCTGTCGGTCAATGCTGGCGCTGGGAATCACCAGTGGATCGATAACGACTACGAACGCCTGCAGCGGTTTTCGGAGATCTATCTGTGCTACGACGCCGACGAGGCTGGGCAAAAGGGCGTGCGCGAGGTGGCCAAGCGCCTTGGCATTGAACGCTGCAAGATCGTCCAGTTTGGTGGCTACAAGGACGCCAACGAGGCATTGCAGGCTGGCTGGGATACGAGCGATTTTCAACATGCTTTGGCGTGTGCCAGGACGCTAGATCCCGAAGAATTGCGCCAATTGGTGGATTTCTGGGATGAGGTGAAAGCCTCGTTCTGGCCAGCCGAAGGCCGGACCAACCTGTATCCAGTGCTGGCATTGAACGGGGCAGAGCAGCCGTGGTTCGAGTTCCGCCCTGGAGAGGTGACGGTCTGGACTGGCTACAACGGGCACGGTAAGTCCTTGATGCTCAATCAGGTGCTGATTGGGCTCATGGTCCAAGGTGAACGGATGTGTGTTTTCTCTGGGGAGATGCTCCCCAAGCAGCAGGGGCGACGCATGGCCAAGCAGCTGACCGGATTGGATCGCCCGTCGCCGCAGTACCTGGAAGCTGCCCGGCAGTGGATCACTGATAAGGCCTGGATCTTCAACCTGGCTGAAACGGCGACCCTTGAGCGTTTGCTTGAGGTGTTCCGCTACGGCTTTAAGCGCTACGGGATCCGGCACTTCGTGATTGACAGCCTGATGATGACAGACGTCCCTGAGGATGGGGCCGGAGCGCTGTCTGCTCAAAAGGAGGCCATGCGCAAACTGGCGACGTTTGCGCGATCGAACCAGGTTCACATCCACCTTGTGGCGCACCCGCGAAAAGGCCAGGACGAAAAGAAAGGCCCGGGCAAGCTGGATGTGGCCGGATCCTCAAAGATCACCGATGCGGCGGACAATGTGTTTTCCGTGTGGGCCGACCACAAGGAGCCTGGCGAAAGAACGGAAGAGCCAGACGGCAAGCTGGAGCTTCACAAGCAGCGCAACGGCGACGTCCAGAGCAAGCGCCTGTGGCTGTACTTCAACCGTGACGCTCAGCAGTTCACGACCGACAGTCGCCGTAGGCCCTATCAGTACGTTCGATTCAGCGCTGAGGAGGCCTACGCATGAGCAAAGAGAAACGCTATGCCCTTGGCCGTCTCAAAACCGGTCAGATGAACCGCACGGAGCAGGCCTACGCGGAGTTCCTCTCCAAGCTGCAAGCCGTAGGCGGGATTCTCTGGCACAAGTTTGAAGGCGTGAAGCTGCGCCTGGCTGACAACACGTTCTACACCCCGGATTTCGTGCTGATGCAGCCTGATGGGCGGATCGAATGCCATGAGGTCAAGGGATTCTGGCAGGACGACGCCCGCGTGAAGATCAAAGTCGCCGCAGATATGTACCCGTTTAAGTTCGTGGCCGTTCGTCCTCGCCCGAAAAAGGACGGCGGTGGCTGGCAGGTTGAGGAGTTCTGACGTGAACAGCGCACTCGCACGCATCCAGCTTCAGCAGATGCTGGACAAGCTCGACAGGTTGACCAGGACGCCAAGGGTCACAGAAGAAGCCTTGGACGTCGCCAAGCAAGTCATGGATCAAGCCGCCCAGCTGTGGCGGGAAATGGTGAAGGAGAAGAAGGATGACTGAAGCGCAAGTGAGGAAAGCGGCGGTCGCCAAGCTCAAGGAGCACGGCATCACAGTCCACCGGTACCGCCAGAGCGCACATGAGATCGCCAAGCTAGTCCAGTTTCTGGACCCGTCTATAGGCGGGACGCCCGAGAACATCCTTCGTCGGTTTGTTGGTCTTGAGCGTCAGGCGTACACGCCCAGCCGTCCCAGGCGCGAGTACATGCCTGATCTGCGGATGCGCCAGGCGATAGAACGGGCCCGGCAGTGGCAGCCGCCTATCCTGCCGCTGTCGACCCGAGTTCCCTACACGGAGCTGGGCGCGT